AGACCTTGGAGTTCGGGCATGATTTTCTGCAACTCGCGCAGGGCTTGATTCCTCGCAGTCAACGAAGCGGTGCTGTTCTCGACAATGTTTGAGAGGAACTGGGTGCTGTTCGTGAATTCGTTTACGGCATCCGAGCCCGCTTTGGCGGCCTCCTTCATCGCCTTCATCCCCGCCGTGGTTCCCGTAAAGAAATCGGAAATCTTCTCCCAGTTGTCGATAATCCATCGGAATCCTTCCACGATGAGGAAGATAGGAACGGCCTTGATTGCCGCCCCGAGGATTTTGAACGAGCCACCCATCCGTCCTACTTGGCGCGAGGTGGATTCAAACCTCCGCTGAAGCATTTGCAGGTTGCGAGGCAGCAAGTCCTTAAACAAGTTGAGGCCGTCTTTCCACCCACCTGTGGCTTTCGTTCCCGCCTCCGCTCCTTTGCGGCCGGTGTTTTCCAACTTGGATTGTGTCGCTTCGGCAGCCCTACCTACCTCTTCGATGGCGGCTACGGCCTCCGAGGAGTCCCCAGCAATTTTAATATCTGTTTGTTGCATTGTGCTTAATCATGTTCTTACGCTCGCGCAGAGGCTTGTCCATCGAGTACAACCCATAAAACCGGTTAAGGATGGGATGCCCGTAAACCGTCCGCGCTTGGCCTTGTTCAATAATTGCGGGGATGCGGCACCCCACGATGTTCAACCACTGCTTCATTCCCAGTTCATAAATACGCCATCCTCAAACAAAATCTCATCCGAGTTTTCCCACAAAGCATCGCCCTCATCTGTCACATCCGGAACCATCCGTTTGATAGTGCTAATGCGGTACATAGTTACATCGATAGCCCACATAACATCGCGGTTATTGGCCCCTGTAACGAGGATGCGGAACTCGCTGGGGTATCCGGAGATTGCAGAAAGCGTGATGTTCTTCGCTCCGCCGCCCGTGCTCTTGACCTCGGCGACCATATGTTGTCCAACTACGCGGGCCACGTTCTGAATCACCTGAACCGAACCAATCCATTCTTGATGGTGGGTGTGGCCTATAACTCCCGATGTTCCCCCTACCTCCGTAGCCACAACGGTGATGCGCATCGAGTAGATGCCTTCCTGCGCCAAGTAAATCTTGCCGCTTTTAATCTCCGTTGCCTCTGTAGGCGTGGCGTTGGTGGTGTATTGGGTCAACTGAAAACCCGAGATGGCAATGGGAACGTCGCCGTTGCTGCTGGTGTGGACGGTCGTCTCCTGTCCCTCGAAAGGGTAGGGAGGTTCCGTTCCGGGGATGGGGTTGGTTGGCCCCGTGTCCGTCGGAGTTCCGATAGGGTCTTGGTAGTCAAAGCCTCCACCCGGCACGCGCCAAAAGCACTCGCCGATTTCGCTGTCCCACGCGTACCCATAACGAACGCAGCACTTGGCCGTTCCGGCAGTGGGGTTGCCCTCGGTATCCACAAAGGAGATGGTTCCGTCTGCCTCAAAGCGGTCGATGACGACATCGCAGTCGTAGGCACCCTTTTCCAGCACCTTCACCAGCGTCACCTTTGCCGGCTTATCCCCGTCGACGTTCCACCCGTTGATGGAAACCACGCGCCAGTACCCATCTACAATCCAAATGGCGTCGCTCCATTCCAATTTGCGCACGTCTTCGGCAGTCAAATACATGGTGCATTCCAGCGTGCGGCAATCCTCCGAGTACAACTCGTTGATGTATGCGGCCCAAAACTTCCGGTAGCATCCGTAGTCCATGGCTTCGCCGATGGCCCAAAACTGGTACGGATGTGGATGCCAAGCCAGCGCCCAACTCTCCTCGTCGGTGACCGCCTCGCTGTACATGGTGAAGTTCGGGTAGGAGAAGGTCTCCGTTCCGTCAATCCAAAGGCCAAAAGGCACCGTCCGCAGGCCGTGGTAGAAAGCGAGAATCGGCCCTCCCGTCGCAGGCTTGTCGTCTCCCCCGTCGTATTGGAAAAGGTGGTGCCAGCGGTAAGAGTAGATGAACTGGTTTGCAACGGACGACTTCAGGAGGCTGAGTTGGTGAGGCACAAACGTCCCGCCTATGGTTTCCTCTTCTGTGGCAAAGGCGTTCGTGTTTTCATATCGGTATGTTCCATAGACCTCGCCATTCAGTTCTTGGAAACCTTGATTCTTGTGGTCGTTGCCTTCGGCATCGCTGAAAATCAGCGTTTTCTTCTGCAAGTCCGTTGTTGGCTTCATCAACATCGGAGAGTTCATATCCAACTTGGCTGTCCAGTCCTTCGTTTTGTCTGCGGTGGCGATGAAGTCGGGCCATGGTTCGCACTTGATGTAGACGCTTTCTTTTGGCGCAGGAGCCACCACAAGGTTGAACTTGGTGATGACCGCCTTCAGCCAGGCATCGACGGAAATCTTGGGAAAGTTGGCTATGACGTCCACGATGCCCACGCTACCGCTTTGGTAGTTGACCATCTGAACGTAGGTGTTTTCGCCTGCGTTAATCGTCAGGCTGGAAACTCCGTAGACGTTCGTGTAGAACCGAAGTTCTTGTCCCTCGGCCAAGGCGGCCCAAAAGTATCGGAAGTACTGGTAGGTCTGCCCTTTGGCATAACTTTCCTCGTCCGTCAGCGTTGTTTGTGGTGTTTGAGTCACCGTGACAAATGAGTACGTCCCGACCCCCGCAGCAGTCGTGACCTCCATCGCCCAAATGAACTGGAAACTTCCTGTAAAAGGAGCCACAAAAACACCCGAGGCAAAATGGTTATCAGGGTCAAAGTTGGGCGAGGCTTCATTGGTAGGCAGGAACGTGTTTAAGAGGGATTCTTGGTAGGTGATGGTTTGGTTTGCAGTCAATCCCACCTTGCCGGAGTAGGTATTACGACCGACCACGCGCTCCGTCTGCGTGCCGAGGAACATGTAAATCTTGGCAAAGTCCGCAGAGTCGATAAAGTTGCTCTGCAAAACAAAACCCGACCGCTTCACCACTTCCAGCAACAGCCACTTGAGTTGAATGGCAGGGCGGAACTGAAACGGACGCATCTGCCGAGTGCCGTCAGAAAAGACGGAAGAGGCTGCCCCTACCCCTGGACCTGTATCCGGATGGCCCCACCACTGACTTTCCTCATCTTCGTTGTAAACGTGTAAGGCATTGTCCGTCATGGGGTAAACGATGACCCCAGCCCCTACCGCTCCAAACGTGATGTCATTTGTCAGCGTCCAAGAGTTGATGATGTTGGTCGCCGTCAAAGCGTGGTCTAAATCATCGTAGGGGTTGATGTCGTCGCCCCGGAAAAAGTCGGCCCAGTTTTTTCCGCGCACCTTCTCAAACAAAGAGGCCGTGGAGGACATAACCACGCACCGATACATCTGCTCCTGAACATCTACCTCGAGGAGTTGCAGGATGCCTTGGAAGATGATTCGGCCGTCATTTAATACCTCGGCCGTCGTTTCCGCGTATGCGCTGAAGGTTCCCGTGGCGATGTTGGCCTCGTAGTAGTGCCCAAAGAACTGGTTGTTCGTCCTGGAAAAGGGCAGTTGAAAGGAGTTTGAGTGCGGAGCGTGGACGGCCGTGAGGTCGGAGATGTCTTGGATTTGGAAGTTCATCTCCACCGAGGCTCCCACCAAGTCCAACTCGACCCCGCCTGAACCTGATTGTCCGTGTGCGTAAATCTGTACCATCACCGCAGTTCTTTCGTGCGCTTGGCATCGCGGAACTCGAAGTCGTACTGAATCAACTTGTCATTCAGTTCGGTTTGGATTTCGAGGTCTCTTGTCGTCAGCACCACCGGAATCCAACTGCTCAACTCGTAACGGAGGATGCGCTGAGAGAGCAGGAGGTCTTTAAACACCGCGTTGTAGGACTCTTCGTAAAAGCCACTGGAAGCCACGTAGGACGATTCTAACTCGCTGTTGGTCACCCGCGTGCCTCCGTCATTTACCGCTCGGGCATAGGGAACTCCCGGCCCTGCCTGAAACCAGTTGCCCCCGATGGAGTCGTAATTCTGTTGGCTCACCTTCACCCTGGGTTTCAACGCGTTGCGGAAGTTGATGTAGTCCCACCCGCCGAGCGAGTTCCAAAACGCCAACCTCGTATAGGGGTACTTGCACTCTTCGTCGAGGAAGACCGTGTACGTCCGACTCACCTTGGGGCTGCCTGTAGCCGTTCCCGATTTCAGAACGACCGTGTAGTGCGTCCACCCAGCATTTGCGCTTGGCCGCATCGAGGTGTTGATTGTTTGGGTCTCCAAGTTGTTTGGATAGATGCCGATGTACTGCAACTTGTTTGCCGCCGTGCTGGTCGCAGGGACGGTAAAATGGTGGCTGTTAAGGGCCGTGTTGCCGGAGAAATACTGGATGTACACGTAGCGCGACCCCGTGTATCCTGTGTTGATAAGCGTGACCGTCCCGTAGTCCTTGACCTGCGCATAGATTTCCGTGGGCAGGATGCTCGCAAATTTGCTGGTTGTCCCATCCGGTATGTAGGTATCGTTGATGCCTTGGTCGTAGGGGCTGTACACCTGCTCGAATTGCGCGTTGACGAAGGTGGCCGTGGTGCTGATTTCGTCCAAGTATTCCACTGGCTCGTCGTTGGCCGTGGGAGCCGATTCAAATCCGAACTTAATCGTGATGAATTTGTAGGCCTTGGTGAACCCGGTGAACATCGCCGAGGCATGGATGCCCTCGTCTTGATAGACGTAGTCGCTGACGATGCGGTGGATGTCAAACACCCCTGCGTTCGCTGAGTTGGGCAGTTGTTTCAACTTGGCCAGTTCCGTGCCTCCATCGAACACTTGGCAGATGTAGCGGAACTTGGGGTCGGTCACATTCACCCCGTCGTAGACCACATAAACCGCGAGGTCGTTGGCTCCGAGGATGGAATGAGAAGGTTGGTAGTTGATGGTCATATCGTAATCTTAAAAGTGACCTCCATCTCTTCAGGGAAGTTCTTTTTCAAAAAGTCCTCCACGTCCATCTTGAATGCAGCCTCAAGGCGGGGGATGGACTGGTTGTAAAGCATCTCGAAGGGGTCGCTGATAAAGTAAGTGGGCCTGATTCCATAAAGGTACACGCTTCGGGCTATGCGCTTAATCATCTGTTGGCGAGGAACGAAGCGGCCCTTCTCGTCGCGCAGGTCAGGCAGACCCTTGACGATGGCCCATCGGTCGATGGCAGGAATCAACTTGCCCTTCGGCCCCGTCCCTGAGCCAAACTTAAAGGGGCTGTTGGGAGCCTTGGCGTTGCTCGCAAATCCTTGCACCCCTTTGTCGACAAAGTTCCAATAGGGCGACTTCTTGAAGGGGAAGGTCAAGGAGAACTCCTGCCCCGTCAGAGGCATCTCCCACACCACATCGCGGTACAAGTTGCCCGTGGCATTCTTGTTTTCTTTGTCAAGGGTCTCCCGAGCGATGGAGGCGATGCGGTTGGCCACCGTGGACATCTCGAAGTAGAGATGCTTGGCGGAGAAAAGGGCCGTCTCACCTTTCCACGTTATCGGAAACTCAATAAAGGGCATCGCACAAATTCAGCGGGTTCGGCACGTTGATGTCGACCTCCACTCCCCATCCCGTGAGCATGTTGTTGAACCGTGCGGTGAACGGGGTGAGGTTCAGCGGAAATCCAATGACCCACTTGCCAGGAACGAACTGCCCCGAGGTGCTGGCCGCGAGGTTGAACTGCGCCACGATGTCGCGCATGATGAGGTGGGTTTCCGAATACACCTGAATCAAATCGACCCCCTGCTGCTCCTCGATGACGAGGTCGGCCACCACAAACTCGTAGGTAAACGTCTCCGAGTTTTCGTTCGTGGTCACCCGAGTACACTGCGCGTAAAACAGCGGGTACATGTCGATGGTGATTTTGTCGATGTCCAACTCGTCGATGGCCGTGGTGTAGAACGCTCGGATTTGGTTGTGGTTTGCCGCGAGGTTGCGCAGGATAGTGTCGATGTCAGATAGCGTTACCATTGATTTTGTTCGTGTTAGCGTTCAGGTCGTTTTCGTACGCAAGGTAGGTAAGCACCTCCTCCACCCGCAGGTTCGTCACCGCCTCAAACCGAAGAATGTCGCCTTGAG